GCATAACGCAACTGGGGATGTGCCGAGGCTACGGGGGCGGTATGTATGTATTAGTTGAGCGGGATGGTTTCACTCTTTTTGGGGGGTTTGGGTATGTGGACTGTGATGTTGTTTTGCTCTTGAGGGTGTGTGTCTGGTTCTCTAGGGTTTTACAGTTCGGGGGAGGGGACCAGGTTCCTTTCCTGAGCGTAAAACGAATAGGCTAGAAAAAGAAAAAAGACAAAAAGAAAAAGTCACCCACCTAACCGAACCACCTTCTCTGTCTTTCAACGGTGCTCTGAGGACAACCGCAGCGAAGCAAGGGCGTCAGTAAAAAAAGAACTAAACACTAAACAACACAGAACAGTATTAGCCTCCCCCCACAGTTCACCACCCGAAGTGGAAGGTCGCCGTAGCCAAGATTTTCAGCCGACACCCAAAAAAGATGTTTTTCTTTTTCAACAATATGACGTTTGTTACGCTGCTTGTTTCTCTTACGCAACAGGGGAAAACAAACACCTAATGTTTTCTTGGTTGCAGGAAACATCAACCCACGTTCCCGTGTGTGAAATGCCCCGCAACTTGCAACAGTTGTACAGCCATGCTCGCCCTAACATCATCCCGACGTGGGGGTCTTACTCGATTGCGACAACAAGATACCACACTATGATATTCTTTGCAACATCATGGGAACAAAAAGGTCAGTCTCACCAGCAGACAAAGCCAAATTCTTCGCAGCCATCACCGCAGGACAAACCATCAGCCAAGCCAGCCGAACAGCAGGCATCCACGTCAACACAGGCTCCAAATGGTTAAAGAAAGCGAAAGCAGCACAAGCAAACGCTGAACTAGCAGAAGCAACAGCAGCGAAACACCGACGCAACCAAGGTGGTGTACAGCGAGACGAATACAACAGTCTGATGGACGCCATCGAACTGCCCACCGCAATCGCCCACGACCAGTTATGCGACGAAGCGAAACGAGGATTAGAAGACTTCGCCTTCTTCCGTGAATACTACCTCGGACGTGTACCATCCCCATGGCAAGTAGAAGCAGCAGTCGAACTAGTAAAACTCTTACAGTCTGAAGAAAAAGAATTCGTCGTCCTGAACGTCCCACCAGGCGCAGGTAAATCCACTTTGTTCCATGATGTTGCTGTATGGGCAATCGTACGAGACCGCAAAATCCGTGTCATGATTGGCTCAGTCTCACAAAACATGGCGAAAATGTACTCCCGACGAATCAGGGAAACCCTCGAGCGACCTATGCCTATCGAACCAGACCCGCAACTCGTGGCGAAAGGACTAGCCCAGAACGCTAAAGGATGTCTCTCTATCGACTACGGCAGATTCAAACCCACCGATAAGGGTGCTTTGTGGCGTGCTGAAGAATTTGTGGTAGAACAATTAGATGGTAACGGTTTGGACAACAAAGAACCTACAGTCCGTGCTTACGGTATCGAAGCAGAATTCATCGGACATCGTGCAGACCTATGTTTATTCGACGACGTTGCCTCACCAGACAATGCCCGTGAATCAGTTGCCCGTGACAAACTTCTTGAAAGATGGGACAACGTGGCGGAAGCACGTTGCGACCCAGGCGGGTTGCTGGCTGTTGTTGGGCAAAGGCTCGGACCAGGCGACCTATATGCACATTGCCTCGCCAAAGTTACATACGATTTGGATGATGAAGATTATGACGGTTCGGATGTCACTACGCCTGAACAAGTCAATGCGATGGAACCCCTCAAATCCACAAAATACAAACACATCATCTACCAGGCGTACTATCCAGAACTGGATACAGGCAAAGAAAGCCGTCGTTTTGACGCAGCCCCTTACCCAAATGGTCCTCTACTTGACCCGAAACGTCTCCCGTGGAAAGACCTCTCGTTCATCCGATACAACAAACCAGACGTCTTCGAAGTAGTTTACCAACAAGGCGAACTAGACCTTGACGCTTTCCTTATCGACAAAACATGGATACATGGTGGACTAGGTTCAGATGGGGTTATGTATCAAGGATGTATCGACCATGAAAGAGGTCATGGTGAAATCCCCGCAGGCTTAGCCCCACCCGTCCTTTCCATCGTCTCAGTAGACCCATCACCTACTATGTTCTGGGCATTAACGTGGATTCTCTACCAACCAGAACAAAACCTCTACCACGTTATAGACATCGAACGCACCAAACTCACAGCAGAAGACCTACTCGGATACAACACCACAACCCGTGAATACTCAGGCATCATGGAAGACTGGCAAGAACGCTCCTTCCGAATGGGATACCCCATCTCCCATTGGATTGTAGAAATCAACGCAGCCCAACGATTCCTTCTGGCACACGACTTTGTGCGAAAGTGGCAAACAATGCGAGGAGTGAACGTCATCCCGCACACCACCAGCCGAAACAAACTCGACGAGAAGATGGGTGTCGAAGCCCTGCTGCCACCGTTGTTCCGTACGGGTGCAATCCGTTTGCCTCATATGCGTGGAAACTGGAAAACCCTTGCAGCAGTAGAAGAACTCACCAAATGGACTCGAGATAAAAAGAACGGCACAGATATTGTGATGTCGATGTGGATGGCAGCCCTGAACATTCCGAACCTGTCACAACTGAAACCGCCACCCCGACAGTGGCGTCCGTCATGGCTATAGCAAATGATGTATAGTATCAGACGTCATGGCAATTACAGTTGAGGAAATCCACGCACTCTACAAAGAACGAGCAATAGCGCAAGGTCCAATTCTGAACCAAATGCGTAAAGTTCGTGACCACGCAAATGGTGACATCATTGTACCATTAAACGAGTTAGACCGCAACGCCGTCTCCTCAGTTGCTTCACTCTTGACACAAGGTCTAGACCAAATGTCTACCCGTGTTGCGTCAACCATGCCGATGCCGTACTTCCCACCATTGAAAGATGGGCAGCAACGCTCCATGGATTTAGCCCGTGACCGCAAACGAGCCTTGCTGAACATTTGGGATGCGAACCGAATGAACATGAAAATGCGACGCAGGTCACGCCACCTACTCGCATACTCATCCTCACCTGTTCTCATCAAACCAGACTTCAAAACCCTCACCCCGAAATGGCACGTCCGAAACCCACTCGACACCTTCCCCTCATTCCGTGATGACCCAGACGACCCAGTACCCGACAACTGCATCTTCACCTACACGAAACCTTACAAATGGGTTATTGACAACTACGGAGATAAAGTCCTCGGACACCTTCGCATGGGTAAAGCATCCTGGGATTCCGTATTCACAATCCTCGAATATGTCTGCGACGAAGAAATCGTCATGGCAATCGTCGGACAAGAAAAGAAAGACTGGCAATCAGGAGCCGAATACCAAGGACGAGAAGTAGTAGAACTAGAAAGAATCTACAACCGTACTGGTATGCCACTCGCTGTCGTACCACAACGCATCACCCTTGACCGCCCTCGTGGACAGTTCGACGGGATGCTCAACACCTACTTCACCCGTGCCCGCCTCCAAGCCCTCACCGAAATCGCCATCGAACGAGGCATCTTCCCCGACGAATACCTCGTAGCCCGCCCTGGTGAAAACCCAGAAATCATCCAAATCGCAGACGGCAAAACAGGACAACTTGGTGTCGTCAAAGGTGGAGACATCCAGCAATACCAAATCAACCCAGGCTACAAAACCGATGTCGCCTTGGACCGATTGGAACGCCAAGAACGGCTCGAGGGTTCCATCCCAGCCGAATTCGGTGGTGAATCAAACAGCAACATTCGTACTGGACGACGAGGAGAATCCATCCTCTCCGCTACGATTGACTTCAGAGTTCAAGAAGCACAAGCCATCTTCGAATCATCGCTGAAGGAAGAAGACAAAATTGCAATTGCTATCGAAAGAAACTACTGGGGCAACCAACCCAAATCATTCTTCATCTCTGGTTTCACAGGTGGCAAGAAAGATTACACACCCCTTAAACTCTGGGAAACAGATAATCACTTCGTGTCTTACCCTGCCTCTGGCTCTGATGTTAACAGCCTTATTGTCGGGTTGGGACAGCGACTTGGAACTGGACTAATGTCCAAAGAATCCGCCCGAGAAGCCGACCCGCTTATCGCAGACCCAGAACTCGAACGTGACCGTATCGTCGCAGAAGGAATTGAAGCAGCCTTGCTGTCATCCATTCAGGCTCAGGCTGCAGACCCGAACGGACCATACCAACCAGACGACCTTGCATACATTGCTGAAATGGTTGGCACAAACAAGATGTCGCTACCGCAGGCTATTCAGGCTGCACAGAAACGAGCACAAGAACGTCAGGCTGCACAAATGCCTGCAGGCGCACCAGAAACAATGCCAGGACTTGCAATGCCAGGTATGGGTGCAGAAGCAGGAGTTGGTGGACCAGCAGGCGAACCATCATTAGACCAACTTCTTGGACAACTTGGAGGACCACCAGCAGGAGCAGCAGCACCCCCAGGAACACCTGGCTCCGTGCTTAGTCTCGCTGGACGACTCGGAGGAGCATAATGGCTGAATACCCGAACCGTTCCGACCTTCGGAACCCCGCACAAAAAATCGCTGCCCAAGCAGCAACAGGACAAACCTACGGAGAAGCAGGGAAACAAATGGCTGCACAACAAGCCGTACCCATGGGTGCATCCCCAACTGATGTTGGTATGGAAGAACCGAAGCCTAAAGTAACACCAGGCAACGTCGTTAACCTTATGGCTCCAACGGAACGCCCCAATGATTTGATGGCTCCTGTCATGAATCAACCCATGTCGCTTCCTATGCGTAACCCCGTTGTAGAAGAATTAGAAGTGCTTATGCAGATGTACCCTAATGACGACCTTGCTGATTTGCTTTCAGTATTGAAGTTCGGTGGACAGTAAATGTCAACACCCGAAATTGAAGACGCCCTCTGGAACACTCTTAGATTAGAGGAAGAAAGACGACAGTCTGCCCGTGCAACAGCCACACCAGAAGTAGCGCAACGAGTAGGACAAATCCACAGTCAATACCCGTTCCTTTCGCCAGGCGTCAAACTTTCTGCAGCGAAAGCAGGACTATCAGACGACCAAGTTCTTGCAATCGCTAAAGGTGTCGCACCAATATACGATGACGTCAACAACCAGAAACAAAAAAAGAAATCATGGTTTGAACGTAACGTCCAAGACAAAATCAAAACTGTTTCCCGTTATGGTTTTGCAGGTTTAGAGTTCGCACCACAAATGATTCAAGGTGCAGCAGCACAAATCTTTGACAAGGACGACAGCACAAAAGGCTGGTTTATCTCGACAGACCTTGGCTCTCTCATTGCTAACGATGACGAGGCTGGTTCTGGTTTCTTTATTGGTGGACGAGCCAAAGAATTACAGGCTGAACGAGCACGACGCTACCGTGGAGAAATCAACGGCGAAGCGTTCACCATCGGACGTGGCTTAGCGAATGTTCTTGTAGATGAAAATACCGTACCGTATCGTTTGCTTTCTGGTGCTGTTGACGCTGTAACAGCATTAGCGATTCCTGTAGCACCAGGGGCTTCTCAAGCAGCGAAGGCTGCTCGCATCGCTCAAGAAGCAGGAAGCACAAGCAAAGTAGTAGGAGCAGTTGCAGATGTCTCTCGAATGGTTGGTAAAGGTTCTAAAGAAATTGGTATCACTCAACTATCGGCAGACGCACGGAAGGCTTTACAAGAAGAAGTAGGACTGGTAGGAAACTCAGTTGACTTAGTAAAAGCAAACCGTTTTTTCTCCACAGAAAAAGGTCGTCGCCTTATACAACGCACAGCCGAAACAGACGACTTCGCTGAAACGTTCGAGTTGTGGGGCAAGAAGATTGACCCTGCCACAGCCATGAGACTTGCAGATGCAAAGACGGAACAGCAGGTTATGGCTGAAGTCTTAGATATTCTTGGTACACAGGTTACTTCTAATGTTGGTTTGCCTGGTACACGTCGTGTCTACAAATCGCTTAAGCAACGTAACGACTGGATTAATCGTCTTCCACTTGGCGAAGGAACATCTCGAGCATTTGCAAAACTGCCTCGCACAAACATTAATCTTTTCCAGGCTGAAACACCTCGTGAACAAATCGAACAACTTGACAATCTGGACCGTGTATTAAAACTGTTTAAAATTTCTGGGCAGAAACTCGACGACGAAGGAAAAGTAATTGTTGAGGATGTACGACGTGACTTCATGAACCGTGCAGCAAAACTGGTTACCAGTAAAAACGAAGTAGAAATCAACAAGTTTTATAAAGAACTTGAAGAAGAAATGAAAAACGTCATCGTTCAAAGCGGAGTACCACGCCAAAACGTAGACGAAATTTACAACCGTTTAGCACGATATAAAGAAGACACTCAAATCTTTACAGCCGACCAACTTGGCGTACAAGAAGACATGAACCTGTACAGAAAAATTCATAATCTTCCAGACAACGGCGAAGATATTATTATTTCTGGTGGTACAACAGTCGGAGAACTTGGCACAAAAGAATTTTTCGTTCCAGACCCAAAACAATTTCGACGTTTAACCAACGACCTTAACTGGATATGGGTAAAGAAAGACCCCAACCTTGCTTCACTGGGTCAACTCGGTGAACTTCGTCTTCCATTTTCAATAGCAGAACGATTCCAAGAACAAATCTGGCGCAAATACATTACGGCAACGATTGGTAACTTCGCTCGAAACACCATTGACTCCAGCATTTCACTGTATCTTTCAGGTAAAGAAGGTGGATACTCTGCATTACGTCATCCGTTTGAGTGGTTCCAGATGGTTGGTAACC